AGATTAGGCTAAAGGACGCAAAAGGGAACATACGGAGCATTGTAAGGTCGATCTCATCCTTCTCAGGTATTGTATCGAATATCACTGGGTACACGTTCTCGGAGATATTTGATATGAAGAAACCAAAGTTCTTCACACAGTTAGATGGGTCTATCCGTAATATTCCCAATGCGATGGGTGTTATTGATTCCACGGTCTCTGAAAAAACGCATATCTTATATCAACTATATATCAGCTTCATCAAGGGCGACACGACCACCGTTTACTTCTCCTATCGGCATTCGAAAGAAGGGTTACCTGAGGACTATTGGAACCCAAATATGGATAAAGCCCAGCTCGATGATTACCGAGTGAAGTTCCCCTTCGGGGAGTACGAGAGGTATTTTCTCAATCTTTGGTCGGCAGGTACAAAGAGAGTCTTCACAGAGGAGATGGTTGAGATGACGAAGTATTGGGGAATTGACGGGCAACTGCTGAATAGTGTTGAAGTGGAGAAGGAGCTTACACAAAAGAACCACCTCATCGAAGTTATGACAGACGTACACGGAAAGGGGTTTGCTGATGGGTCCCAGGAAACTGCTGGAAAAATAGACTTGATCTATAATCGGTTGGTGCCCGTATCGGGCACCTATATCCTCAAGGACAGGTATGGTCAATCAATAATGGCAACAATGGAAGATTTGGTACGCCTCTCCGATATGTTCGATACCGACTGGGTATTGAGTGCAGGTACTGACTACGGGGACCCTTATGCCGTACGTGGATTGGCGAGAACGATCTCTTTAGTTATTGCGAAAGGGCTACCAGGTAGTCGCTCTTACCCTATGGCACAACTTATAACACCTGAGACAGCTCCTAAGTACCTCTATGTTATGCTCCTTATACAGGATGTGGAGAAGCACTCAGGCGATGTGGTGAAGGGATTGTATGAGGCAGCACATGATGAATTTGGGGGATTAGATGTGATGTGTTCTGAGCGATATGGTGCATGGGATATGGAGAAATGGTGTGAGGAGCGTGACATTGAGTTCCAACCCATCTTTCCTACCTATGATAGACAGCGGGACGCCTTCAAACAGGTATTAGAAGCTACCAGAGAGGGACGTTTCAAATGCCCAGACTTAGCGGTAGCTGGGAGCAAGAAAGAAGATATTCGAGATGAGGAGATGGGAGCCTTTGACCATGATTCTGATAAACGATGGTTTGGGAGTATTGAAAAATTCGAAAAATATGGTATTCAGGATGACTTTATGTTTGCTCTTGGATGGGCATTTTACGGGGCAAGGTTGAAAGGCATTGATGATTTTCGTATTCGTAAGGCGATCTCTAACTTTGGTATGTTTGTGCCAAACACAGCAGCATTGTTAGGAAATTATAATTAATAGGTCATTTTTTATTTGACAAATAATCCTAACCTTGATATGAGTTTAATCTAAAGGCTTTTTATATTAAAAGGGAGTCGGAAAAAGATGTCAGAAACAACGATGATGGATCATGATACTATAGTAGCTGAGTTAGAGAAGATACCGGATGAAGTACTCCGCCAAATCTCCTTCTCAACATCTTGGCAATATAGTGAGTATGGTGAGGAAAGCAGGTATCAAGATTCCGATGGGTTTCCGATAGTAGGGGGAGGACCTAAAGATGACACCTCACTTTCCAGAGAGCAGCTCCAGCAAGAGTGCTTTGTTAAGTTTCACCGTAATCCTCATGTCAACACATCAATTAGAGGGTTAGTCGGAAGGCTAACAGGCTTAGGCTTTGAGACCACTTCTGAGATTTGGGATATCCAAGAAGTTATAGAGGAGATTGAAGAGGACCCTAGGAACAGACTCTACAACTTCTGGCCTAAGTTCGTTGGTCGTCATCACATCGAAGGTGAGTTGTTTTTGTCGCTCACTTTACATGCTGATGGATTCGTGGAAGTCGATTTTATTGATCCAAGTGTGATAAACTTCGGTGGTGATGACAATACAGGCATCATTTACCATCCAAGTAAGTCTCACATGCCACTTTTTTACAACATAAAGTCAAATGGGACGGAAAAACACCAAATTCCTTCCATTTATGTCGCCAGATACCCCGAATTGGTAGCTTCGGTGCAAAATCATAAGGATTTTGACGTTAAAATGCAAGGAAGTAGCAAGGATCGGAAGCATATTTATCGACAATTCGGTGGTTTTAAGCGTTTTATCGTCAGTTGGGACCGAGGATTTATGTCCAGAAGGGCCATCTCATACCTCCGAACTATACTCGAATGGCTCAACCATTACGAAGATTTAAAGAAATATGAAATAGATCACAAGAAATCGAGTGGTGCCTATGTCTGGGTCTTCTCATTTGATGATATGAAAGCGTTTAGGCAGTGGTTAGCATTGTCCGATGATGAGAAAAGGAAGACGGCGGCAGGCGCAAAACTCACACCAGGTGGGAGATTAATACTTCCTCCAGGCATGTCTGTAGAAGCAAAAAACCCTAATTTGACCCAAATCAAGGATCAAGACACTGACATCATGCAGATGATCGCCTCAGGGCTAAATGAGCCCGAAGATATCCTTGTTGGGACTTCAAAAGCACCCTTTGCGAGTGTAAAAGCTTCCAGAGGGCCATTCTCAGATCGTAACTCCGACGAAATAGCTTATTTCAAACGATTCCTTAGGTTTGATTTTTGGGGGAATATCTTTTGGTTGAGGGGAAAAGTTACTGACTTCCCACTTACCTTCAAGCGCAATATAGCGATAGATTGGAAGAATAGAGAACCTGTATTTAAAAAGATACCACGTAGACCTGAGAAATTGATTGAAATCTCCTTCCCGATCAGCGATATGATTGACCTTGATTCAAGAACAAAAGCGTTGTTAGGTGTCAAACATGGTCCCATTAGTGAACAGCTTGGGATACCAAATCGTGAGGTTGCTGAACGCTTAGGCGTTGGTGGATATGGTAAAAAACGACTTGACAAGGCAACAGAGGACGAAACTTATCCCCAACTTGACTATGAGGCAGGGGTAGATAGTGAGAAGTCTCAGGAACTTCAACGTGGGGAACCAGGGAAGTCTAAACCTGCTCCAGCTAAAAAGAAACCTGTATTAAATAGACCAACAAAGAAAGATGGTGGCAAGTAAACTCTAACAAAAAGTGAGGAGAACAATGGCTGAGGAAAAAAAGTTAGCAAAAGGGGCATTTCGGTTTATCGATAAAGGTTGCCATGCCCATGTTGAATTTGTAGAAGGGGATGGTGAAGCACAGCCAAAATTGAATATGGTTGCTTACTCAGGTGGTGTCATCAAGGATCATTGGTATTGGGATGATCTTGCTATTGATCTTGATGGGATTCAATTTAGTGGAAGCAAATTCCCTGTTCTTGAAGATCACATGACCAGCCGAAAGATCGCGGTGATTGGGAAACCTGTCATTGAAGATGGGAAGTTGAAAGCGCCTGAAAATGCAAAGTTCCTTAGCACAGAAGCCAGTCAAGAGTTTTTGAAATTATCCCAAGAGGGGTTTCCCTATCAATCAAGCATTTATGCGAAGCCGTCAAATGTTGAGCGTTTGGAGGATGGAGCAACGGCGAAAGTGAATGGATTCACGATGAAGGGGCCTGCTTCCATTTGGCGTAAATGTGAATTTAAAGAGATGTCGGTTTGTGTGTTCGGGGCTGACTCGAAGACACGGGCCTCAGCTTTCTCCCGCGAGGAGCCAGAACATTGTGCCTTTACGGAAGAAACTATCCATGCCGAACCCAAGGTAACGGATACGAAGAAAGTAACCCTTAACAGAGGAAAGGAGGTGAAAAAAGACATGAAGATTGAAGAACTGAAGGAGACCTATCCCGAACTGTATCAGGAAATCGTTGATGGTGCCACAGCCGCTGCTGAATTGAAGTTCAGTAAGGAGAATGATCAGCTTTCTACCAGGATCACCATTTTGACCGAGTCCAATGAGGCGATGTCAGCAAAGGTTTTGGATCTTGAAAAGAAAGATACCATACGATCCGAATCCGAACTGAAAGCAAGAGCGGAGGCGATGTGGACTGTAAAGCTTGGGGAATCCAACATTCCGGAGCACGTTTGGAGCAAGGTCAGCCAGCATGTTTCACATGCCAAGTTCGTTTCCGATGGTGTTTTGGATGAAGAGAAGTTTTCCGAAGCCATCATGGCAGAAATTAAGGACTGGGAGGATAAGGGTGTTACCAGTTCCGTTCTCGGCGCCGGGTTCACTGAAAAAGAGCCTGATGGAGAGAATAAACAATCCCAGGAGAAGGCAGCCAGTGTTGATGCCGATGTTGCCAAATTAGTTGCTCTGGCAGGCGGAGTACCGGCGAAGAAAGCCTAATCTGATCGCTTTACAATTGTTTTAAATTCATAAAATGAGGAGGTGAATACATATGCCACAATTTGGAAATCAAAGCTTAGATATACCACAGATTCAGCACGGTGTTCAGAAAGACTATAAACGTCTGTACTACTCCGAACCCAGCGCCGCATTGAAGGTGCCCATCACTTTAATGGCAGGTTATGGTCTCATCGAAATGGGCCAGGCTCTCGCTGTCAATCTGTCTGCTGCTGGTAAAGCGGGTCTCTTCCTTCCGTACTGTCCGACGACTTTCACGGGTAATGAAGATGATCCGGGTAGAGCTTATTTGGTCGCAAACTCCGGAACCACAGATAAGTTTGTTTATGTGACGATGGATGATTCTTATAAGTTCAATGTTGGGGATGACTTGATCATCAACGACAATACCACCGACGCTGAAAATCTGGGTGCAATCACTGCCATTGATCGGACAACCGATCAGCATCGGGCGAAGATTACGGCTACCACCTCAATTGGTGGAGTTGCGTTTACCACAGCCCGTGATGCACACGTTATTGTTGAAGCCGGAACATCTGGTAACAACTATTCGGACTGTATCGGTATCTTGGAGAAATCTGTGCATACCGGCACTGGTTCGAAGGCAGAAGGTGCGCTCGCAACATTAATCATAGGCAATGCGGTTTTTTATAACGGATTGCTGAAAAACTTTGATGCAGCCGCGAAGACGGATCTTACCGCCACCGAGCTGGGTCAGTTCGTTTATATCAAATAAATAGAAAGGAGGTGATATTTAATGCCACGAGGTGCTTCTGATATACCAATATTAAGACAAGAAGTTTTGCAGGGATTCATGCAGACCTTTATGAATCCTCCGACATTTTTTATGTCTAACCTTTTTTCCTCATCGAATTTGGAATCCGACATGTGTAAGTGGGAATCCCAAAGAGGAGGTAGGGGCATGGCTCCTTTCCTGCCACCCGGCGCTCCTGCACATGTGACCGCTCCCCACGGGATTGCGGAACACTACGCAGCCGTTGCGTACTGGAAAGAGAAAATGCCATTCGATGAAGAGTTTCTGAATAACCTTCGGAAACCAGGTACCACTGCCGATCATCAACAGGCAGAGCAAAAACTGTCCCGCGAACTGATGGGGTTGTCCTATCGGGCGAATCGCAGGAAGGAATGGATGTGGACTCAAATGCTGTTTAATAATGGGTTTACGTACCATGTTAAAGGCGGTTACCGTGTCACAATCGACTACGGGATTCCGTCCGATCACCGTGTCTCCCTCGCTTCGGCCTACAACTGGAACGATGGGGCCAGCAAAAACATCCTAAGCGACATCCAGGATGCCAAGATCAAGATTAAAAATGATTGCGGCGGCCAGGTCAATGTTGCAATCTGTAATTCGCAGGTTTTGAAGTTGCTGGCGAACGATACCGCCATTCGACAGATCCTTCGGAGAACGGACTTCATGGGTGGTGCAGGTGGGTCAAAGAACCTGTACGAAGGTGGTCTTCACAATCTAATCGGCGTCAATCCCCAGGTCATCGGGTCTTTGCTCGACATCGGCACGTTCTACGTGTACGATGAGATGTATGAGGTTCGGGGATGGCTGACTTCCGCTGTTTCAGGTGGGTCCACCACTTGGTTCACAGTGGATGATGTCACTGACTTTGAAGCTTACCAAACGGTTCGCTTCTGGGATGCCAGTGCCGGTACCTATGAGGACCGTACGATTATCGCGGTCAACTATGAGACCGGTTCGATTCAGATCAACACTCCTCCGGCCAGTTCCTATCGTGCTGCTGAGGATTACGTCACGATGGCCAAGTACTATATCCCCAGCGATAAGTTCGTTGTAATGGCCACCAGTGTTGACGGGCAGCCAATTGCCGAGTACAAACAAGCGCCATTTGGTTTAGGTCGCCATTACGGTCAATACACCGATCGTCATGATGAATGGGACCCCGAAGTCACATGGATTCGGTGTCAGGATAAGGGCCTTCCGATTCTCTACAATCGGGATGCAATTTACATTCTGACCGTACAGACCACAACAGCGCAGGCTGAAACCAGCACAACTACCACCAGTAGCAGCAGTACCACAACAACCACTGCTTGAAGCTCCACCTCAAGTAGTAGCTCTACTACTTCTACGAGTAGTAGTTCAACCACAACTACTACTGCTTCTTCTACGAGTAGTAGTTCAACCACAACTACTACTGCTTAAAGCTGAGAGAGGACAATCGACATGATCGAAAAAGTTATAATAAATAAAACCCTGAAGGCAGGGACTAACATCTGGGAGGAGGGTGCAATTTTGTCTGCGCCCATCCCCCCAGATGTCTTGAATGAAATCTACTCCAACACAGGCATTGTGAAAGTGCTTGAAGGGGAAGTGGAAGATGGAAGAACAGAAACGAAATTAACCTTTGTTGCTCAGAGAGTTAAAGAGACCGCTTCAACAATGACAACGATGATAGAGCCAACTCCTGAGCCGATAATTAAGTCTAAACCAAAACCAAAGTTAATTCGAAGGTGAAGTGATGTCGGCTACAAAGCAGCAAATTATGACGATGTTAGAGCAGGAAGTGAAGGGCCTTACAAGCTATTTAGATTCAGATGATTACAGCAATGCTTGTGATGACGCTTCAAGGGAGACAAGCTTCTCCTTTCCTGTATCCGATGGGTTTCAAGTCTATTGGGTTAAAACTCGTGCCAAAAGACATCTTTTCTTTTACCTCATGACCGAATCCGCCCACAAATTTAAGTATGAGCAGATCAACCTCCAACACCGCTTTGATCATTATCGAAATATTATTGATTATATGGACAAACAGTTCAAAGAGGTTCAGGAAGAGTTTGCATTTGAATTTGCTGGAGTGGAGGCCATTAATTTGCTCGGTACAAAGATCGATGCAGGATTTTCTTATGCCCCTCAAACAGGTCGCAATACGACCTACCATGAGGATAATATTACAATTCTTACACCAACTGAGAATGACTGATGACTATCGGGCCTGACATAAAAGAAGCCATTGTTGAAGTTGGTTTAGGATATACAATAGTTAGATCAGCGGGTAATGTAACTGGAGAATACTTAACCGCTAAACCCAATGAGCAAGTCACAAAGCCATTTATTAGGGAGAACTTTTTAGAAGCACAGATTCCATATGATTCGGTAATGGTATCAGGTGATGTGATTGAGTTTGATACTACCAACGACCGTTATTTAATCATGCATTTTACACCAACCCTGTTTGAGAATACGGTAATTAGGTATGAATCTGTTCTTTATAAAACAAATGTGAAGGTGTCTATTCTTCGTCCAGGTCAAAGAAGAAATAACGCATCTTATTTGATGGAAACCTATTGGGACATCATTGCAGAGGACGCTGATATTCTCCTAACAACACCATTGTTCGGGCAGGACTTAGAAACTGATGAGCAATTGGGATTATTAGGGATGGAAGTTCACGAAGCGTGGTTGCCAAGTTCTCTTGGAATACAACTTCTTGACCGAGTCCGAATAACATCAGGAACAAGAGTTGGTGATTATTGGGTAGTTGAATCATTAAGGAAATATCGTTTTGAAAGTTGTGATGTGGTGAAGTTGAGGGTAGATCAGCGCCCAAGTACAACTACTTCGTCCTCCACTACCACAACGACCAGTACAAGTACCACCACTACGACCGCGTAAAGAGTACATGGTTGTCCTTTTTAATCTGTGCAAGAGGTACAGATTTGACATTAGCAAGCGTAGGAGGTTACGCATGCCTTACCAAGAAATCAAAGACATTACTTGTCCAACCTGTGGGGAAGAATTTACCGTACACGCCTTTCATGATGACAATAGAGTAACATGCCCTTTTTGTGACAGTATATTGGAGATTCATGTTACTGTAGTAAGTGGGTATAACAAACCTGATCCGAGGCACATATGCTGACATTATTTGTAGTTCCTTCTGGGAAGCCGAACGCAAACTATGGAAATACTGTTGACTCATTCCTCCACTCTTCCGTCAGATGTGATGTTGTTCGAGTAGATGATTGGAGAGAAATTAATAATTATGATCATAAAAAGGAGTGGTTCGCTATTTTTTGGGATAATGAGTATATTGATGTTGGGATTCAGGAAGTTTTACATTTACATCTAAACAATAAAGCGGCTCAGGTGATTGTTATTTATAAAAAATTAGATGAAGAAACTATTGGATATCGTACTCGAATAATGAGGAGAGCAGTATATTTAGGTAGTGATTTTAAGCCAATTGCTCCTTGGATAGCTTACGAAACTCTTTTAGATGGATGGATTAAAGAGCATGAATAGTGTTGGAATCAAATTTGTTGGGTTTCAAATAAAGAGATGGATCGCCGCCTGTCTCCTTGAGCAACGAACTGTGGAGGAAGAAAGAGATCGCCTCCCTTATCGACAAGCTATAGACTATTCGGACATGTTGCGGCAGAACATTACATCAGGTAAATTTGATTCTGGTTATAGCCCATACAATATGCGGTATTTCAATTGGAAGTATAATGTGTTTAAGTCAACAGGGGGTTTTTGGAAATTAAGGGGGGAATTACTTGCTGCAATCTCAGTGTTTAAAATGCGTGAAGGGAAAAGCTTAGGATGGATGGGTGGAATCCCTTCAGGTGAAACTGACTCTGGGAATGTCTCTTGGTTTGGAACAGGGGATAAAGGACGAAGAATGCCTATCGCTCAGTATGCAAGGTGGTTAGAGTTTGGTAGAAGAGGGCAGCCAGAACGTCCTTTGTTTCAACCAACCCTTGTAGAATATAAAGACGGTGGAGCAAAAAAGCAATTGGCAATAACTTCATTACGAATTAAAGGAGCATGGAAATGAGTTTAGCCACAACCTCAATAGAGGATTTTGTAAAGTTGATCGAGATTAATTTTAAGGAGTATTGCGGTAAATGTAGCAGATTAGACCCAGCTTGGGGAGTTTGGTCTACTGTTATGAATAGAGAGATCAGGAAAAGGTTAGATGGAATGAACAAACATAATCCTGAATACGGCCGCCTTGTTCTGCTCTTTAATTATTGGACAATTGTATCTCAGTTGCTTGAACTGAATTGGAAGTATAAAGGCAAGTTTTTTGGTGCGAATAAGATTAAGAAAAAAGTAAGGGAAGCTAAACAAGTAAGGGAGTTTGTGTTAGAATGAAAATCCTAAATGTTTTGCCAAAACAGATTCACGTAGTCTTAGAACTTCCAATCGAGGAGGTTGAGCGAATCCTCGATTATTTTGATTTAGCTAACCCGATCTATGTCAAAGTGATGAAAGACTCGGATATGGAGACAGGAGAGTACATGGAAAATGATTTTATCGCTCAATTGAGACATATGTATGAAGATGTTCATAAAGGAATAGGAGGATAGCATGTCTCTTGATGCAACCGCCCGAGAAGCAAACATTTGGGATAGTGTTAAAAAATATTTTGTTGATAATATGACCGCTCACCCAGTCACATTTGATAAATCACTTGTGGCTCCTAATTTACAAGGTCGTACAGTTGATAAATGGTATTCAATTGTGATGGGTTCTTGTGAGATTGGTAAAATGTCAGAGATCCTGCTCGACATCTTTGTGTGTACAAGGCAAGATAATGAGTGGTTTAAATTAGCACAATTGAAAGATTCCATGTTTGAACTCTTGACTGATGATACTAAGACAGATGGGACGAGAAGAATCCCTTTTTATCAGAGTAGTCCAACAGTAGCTTGGACTCTATTAGGTGCAATATTAGTTACCGAGATCGTTGAATCACCCAGGCTGGAGGCGGCAGATGATACAAAGTATAAAATTTTACATTGCAGGTTAAGGACTGCATCGAAGGTGTAAACTGTGAGAAAACAATTTCTATACTGTAGCAGATGTGGAAAGCGTATTTTAGAGCGACTCCCGAATGGTCTCTTCAAATTTTGTTTCGGAAGCAATAGGGAAGATCCAGGAAAACCTCCAGTAGAATTGTTCATTCATGGGTCGATGAAAATGAAATGTTTAAGGAGGTCATGCAGAAATGAAGACCCAACGCATTGGAATGTATTCAATTTTTTCCCAAATATAGAGAGTGTCAATCGGAAGCCGTCCGAAGAAGTTCAACCAATCAGCAAGAAAGCTGAACGATCTGGCATTGTAATTGTAGATGATAACAATTAATTAACGTTTAAGAAAGGAGATGCTTATGCCATCACGTTCTGGTCCATTAACAAAGGATACCACTACCGTTGCTCTTGGTTTAGCACAGATTCGGGTAGGTCTTTCGGCGACCAACATCACGAAAAAGAACCCGGTGCTTGCCTCATCAGCTTCTATTGGTGCCCTTGCAAACACGAATTTTACGTCAAATGCTGAGTACTTCAAGTTGGAATCAGGTTATCCCCTTCTTGAAGATGCCACTTACCCACTTCGGGAAGCGGCTATGCTCGAAGTTGCCTTTAAAGAAATCACCCCTGCGAACTTTGCTTTGGCGAAGGGTTTGAACCCTGCAAGCTATACCAACGCACATACAGGTACGATTGCTTTAGGCACAATTTCAACCCCAGTCTTCCTGCGCATGGAGGCCATCTACACATATCCCGATGGTACAAATACCATGAACATCATCTTCCCGAGAGCGCAAGCTACCGCCGCAATCGAAATGGAATTTGCTGAGGAAGAACCCGCCGCCGTTGCAGTTGCAATTGAGGCGAAGAGAGCAGATAGTGGTATTACGGATGCAAACAACCCAGGCAATACTTGCTGGGACGATGCTCCGCTCGGTCACATCATTTGGAATAATGGTTCAACATTGACTACAACCACAACTACCACTACCACTGCGTAATATCAATCCTTTATAAGGAGAAATAGTTATGCCAGAGAAAAAGACCAAACAAGTCAAGTTAGCTGATGTCAATCCGCAGGTGAAGAGTGTTAAGATCGGCATTCAACACCTGCGGAAGGTTTCAATCTTCCCCTTATCTGTAGCCGATCAGTTAAATATGACTGATTTGATTACGGATGCTGTAGGTCAGTTTTTTGCTATGGAAGCTGAAAAGGCTGTAGAAGGACCTCCAGTCGAGTTCATTGTTTTTATGTTAGAACTACTTAAATCAAATATTGGTGAATTGGTTACAAAGATCACCGCAGAGGATGACTCCGATAAAGTACTTTCAGAGATGACAAATGACCAGTTATCAAATGTCGTTGAGATTGTGTATAGGGAGAACTTTGAACGCCCTTTAGCGAAGATCGTAGGCCTGTTCCAGAAGGATCAGACGGAGACAGCGGAGTTGATCTTGGAGAAATTGCAACAACAGTCTGCCGGGCCTACGGTGGATACCGACTCGAACACTTCTTCCGAAGAAGCTACTGGGAAGGAGGAGTAACAGTTAAGCAGGCTGAGGCGCTTTACAATAGCCTCCAAGAAAGTGAATACAATCGATTTGTTTTGGATGCAGGCCTTAGAGGTGTAGATGTTGAAAAGGAGATTAAGAAGAAAAAGGAGAAAAACATCTTTAAGTTTCAGGCACCAGAAGATTACGAAAAGTTACCCGAAAGCGAAAGGAGAAATCTTACTGATACTATGTTAGGAAAACATAAAGCACAATTTGAAAAATAAGGAAATATCATGGTTGATAAATCATTGACTCTTGGAACACTTTTCACCGCTAACGCCGCTCAGTTCGTTAAAACCGTTGATCTGATGAAGAAAAAGGTTGGCGAGCTTAATCGAACTTTTACATCGGTAGGTGCGAAGGGTTCCAAAGGAATGGATGGGGCTGCCAAATCTGTTAATAAGCTTGGTGCAGCAATGGATAAGGCATCTAATCAAACCGCTAAATATAAGAATCAGTTAGGTTTTGTTGCCCAAGCGTTTGAGAGATTAAAGTATGCTGCTGTACTTGTGGCTCAGTTTGCAGCGGCAGCGGCAGCTTTACGTGCGGTTACGACTGGCTTGCGGGAGGGAGTCAAAGAGATTGTTGACTATGATCAGGGCTTGAAGAACCTCCAAGCTATCACAAATGCTACGGATGCTGAGGTTCGTAGTATGGGTGAAACGATCAAAGATGTTGCACGTACCACTAAATTCTCCACAGCCGAAGTAGCTGGGGGCATGACGTTATTAGGTCAAGCTGGTTTTACTGCAACTGAATCAATACAGGCGATGGAGGCAAATGCGAATTTGGCAACAGGTACGTTGTCAAGTATGCAGACTACCGTTGACCTTATGACAACTACGATTAGGGCGTTTGGCTTTAGCGCAGTTGAATCTGGGAAAGCTTCTGATATTCTCGCCAACGCTGTCAATAGATCAAAATTAACCATTGATAAACTCCGCATTGCATTTAACTTTATAGGTGCAGCGGCTCATCAAGCAGGGTTGACGTTAGAGGAAACAGCGGCTTCGGCGATGACTCTTGCGAATCATGGTCTTCGAGCAAGCACAATTGGTACAGGGCTTCGTCAGGTACTTTCTCGTTTACTCTCACCTACAGGGAAACTTAGGGAAGAGTTTGAAGCCAACAACATTCAATTAGATAAAGTGAATCCATCGCTTGTAGGCTTTCGCACCGCGCTTCAAAATTTACTCCCAGTCCTTTACAAATCAGCGGATGGTACAATCGATATGGCAAAGGCGTATCGTTTGTTTGGTCTCAGGGGTGCCCAAGCTGCTGCAATTATGACTAAGGCGGTAGCTTCTGGTGACTTTGATAAGATGTTGGAGTATACCTATGAGACAGGATCAGCGGCACGAATGGCTGCAAAACAGATAGAAGGTTTGGGTCTCAAATTAAAGAACCTTGCAGATAGAGCCCGCCTCATTGCGGTAGCACTTGGTGAAGGTGGATTAACTGCCGCAATTGGTACATTTATTGATGCACTTAAAACCCTTGTTACAGCCATCGAAAACTTTATTAGATCGGATGTAGGTCGTATTGTGACAGCATGGGCTGGGTGGACAATTGTGATACTCAGTTCGGCGAAGGCACTTGATTTGGCATATAAGTCGGTGCTTCTTTTCGGAAAAGGAATTACCACTCTTGTTACAAAAATGAAAGCTGTTATAGTTGGACAACTTGCTCTAAACACAGCATTAAAGGGTGGAAAGGATGCTGCAACAGGATTTACTGCTGCCTTTGGAATCTCTTTAGGTCCTCTCCTCTTAATTGCTGCTGCAATTGCTGGTGTGGTTGCTGCTATAACTCTTTGGATTGGAGCGGCAGATAGAAGGATAAAAAAGCTTGAACAGGAGCAATCTCAGTTAACTACTCAGGTTCAGACATTAGGATTGTATATAAAGATTCTGGATGATTTAGCTACAAAGCAAGCAAAAGGAATTGATGTTGCTAAGGAGTATGCAAGGAACATTCAGAGAATGAAGGAGGAGTCAAAAGCATTTATCCCAGTTCTTCGGGAAGAGGTTAAATTTTTAGCTCTTAGTAAGGAACAATTGGAAGGGGTATATAGTGAAAAATTAAATTCGGCGATACAGAAACAGGGAGAATTGGTAAAGGAAAATGCGGCTCAGGTTGAATCTGCTCGTATTAAGAGTGGTCTTTGGAATATAACTGTACTTGCTGTCACAACCTCCCTGACCAAGCTTGTTGATGTGGTGTTAAAATTTGGTGAGGTTATTCTTCGAATAGTTACTTTTATCCCGAGGATGCTTGGTCAGTTTGCACAGTGGGTTGTTAAAGTAGCAGATATGACTGGAGCGGTATCTGATTTTATTAATGGATGGAAATTTGGATGGAATGATGCCAAAGCAAGTTTTAAGAAATGGGTGCTTTCTTATGCAACTGAATCGGACGGAGTTGTAGGAAAGACTGAGGAAGTTAGTCAATCGATTCTTGCACTTGCCAAATTGTTAGATGAAAAGTATCAAGGGAAGAAAACCTTTGAGGAAATAATTGCTGAAATTGAAAATTTAGGGGTTAAGGTTGATAAGGTCACTTTTGATAAAATTAGAGTGGAATTGAAGGGGATTACATTAGCGTTGGAGAAAGAACAGGAAGAATGGAAGGATAATATTGATCAACTCCCTGTCTACTTTCAAGAAATGTATAAGGATATGGATGGTTTGCGTAAGGCTGATTTTGCTAAAATGGTGAAGTCTATGCAATCTGAATTAGCAGCTTTCGAAAAGACCGCAGATCAAATGGGCTTGAAAGAAGAAGAGCGAGCATCGGCAAGGTCAGCAATTCGTGCCAGACACCTTGCTAAATTTGCGAAAGATAAGGAGAAAGAGGTTAAGATAACTGAGGAAGCTGCGGAAGAAGAACTTCGATATTTAGAGATATTGGAGCAAGGTACAAAAGAGATGTATGATAGGAGAACTGCTGCTATCATAAATCATTATTTAAGTCAGGTGCAGTTAGCAGGTGGTAATTCGGAAAAATTAATACAGTTAGAGAAGAAACTTAATGCGGATTTGATTGCTGAAAAGAAACGTCTTGCAATTGAAATGACGGATGTGGATAAACAAAGACAAGCAACTACTCTTCAACTTGAAAAACAACATGTGGAGGAAGTTATAAAAGTCCACACAAAGATGGTTGAAAGTATCAAGCAAGAATTGCAGGGGCAATATGATAAGTTAAAGACTCAATATGCTAAGTATATGGATGATATTAAAGATTTAGATGCGAGTCAGGCGGAAACAGTCAGGGGGATTAGACAAAAAACCATGACTGATGAAGAGAAATGGGAAAGTGATCGAAAAGAAGCCCACAGGTTGCTATCAGAGGGAGTTGTAAAAGGAAATGTGGAAGCCTTTAAAAGTGCTACTTCCTTAGCCGCAGGTCTTGCAAGAGAAGTTCAGAATGAAAGTGGAGATATTGTTAGAAGTATTTCCGATACATCTGCTGATGCCATCCGCCTTGTGAATAAAATCTCGACAGCACATCGAAAGGTCCTCCAAAGTAATGCCGCCGATACAGAGAGTCAAATGTTTACTTTGCAGGATAAAATTGCTGATCTTGACGCTCAGGTGAAACAGTTTGCAACCAACATCGATGCCCTGAATAGAAGGGAAATGGTAATAAAGGCCGACAAAACAATTGCAGCACTTGGTGAAGTGTATACTATTAATAATAAATTTAAGAATGAATGGGACAAATTAGAAGATAAAACGATAACCCTTACTGTGAAGTATAACTATGTTGGTAAGATGGGTGGTACAGAAGGAGGTACAGTAGAAGAAGGTGGAGGTGGAGGTGCTACTTCTGGTGCTAACCAAACTGCAAGCGAAAGTGGTGTGTACAGATTAGGAGGTGTTGTTAAGAAGCTAATGGCAGCAGGAGGAAAACTTGCAGGTTATGGTGGTGGGGATAAAGTTAATGCTAAACTTGAACCAGGCGAGTTTGTCCTTCGTAAAGAAGCCACCAAGAGCATAGCGAAAAAATATGGAGGTCATGTTTTAGACATTGCAAATAGGACAGGTAGTTTAGATGTTGTCAATTCGGTAGGTAAAAGATTAGGTGGTATCATAGGGGATACTGTTAAGCATTTCAGATCAGGAGGTGGTGTCCCATCTGCCACTATGAAAGCCAATCAAAATGTGTTTCATCTTTACTTACAACCAAAATATTTAACCGGTGATAGGCAGGCAATGAGAATTATTGCAAATGATTTTTCCAAAGCAATTGAAGCCCAAGCAAACAGATGGGGGAGGTCATAATGGCGAGTATCAGAATAATTCCTTTTAATGCATTACAGCTTAGTACTTCTTCGGTGTCTGTTACAGGCACACCTGACTCTGGATACCCTGAGTCTCGTTTATATGATCATTCGATTAACTTTTATTGGAAGTATACTGCTTCCGCAACCATAGAGATTATCTGTGACGGTGGTGCAGGTGTAGATTGGCCCCTTGTAAATACTCTTATTGTGGATAAACATAACTTTACTGGAAGGACGATGAGTTGGGAGTATTCTTCAAATGGTTCATCTTGGTCTGATATGGTTGCTTCTTGGGTACAGGGTGATAACTTACGAGTAGCAAAAGAGAGTGAAATTTCCACAGCTTATCGATACCATAAATTAACAATTGCTTCCGCTGTGAACCCAAAGTGTACAGAAGTGTTTATGGGTGGGTACTATGAATTTCCTGTTCGATTTGATTCCCCTCCAGAAGAAGCTGATGTTGATAATGTGATCTGGCAAGCAACTCTTGGTGGAATTGAGAGGTCAACAAAACTTGGAGCTGTTCGGAAGGGCAGAAAGTACTCACTCTTTTTGTTCCCAAGCAAACTTCTTGAATGGAGAGAAGTTATTGCTTATTTGGATGAGAACTCTAAACCCTTCTATGTAAAAGACCATGAATCGAATTACTGGTTAGCAAGATTTAGATCACTACCCTCAGGAGATTTTATCACCGAACAACAACAAGAAAAAGACATAGAACTTTTGGAGCTTATATGAAAACACTCAGCGCCTTCAATCAAACCGCAATAGATAATCCAAATGCTGCACCAATTCGATTAGTAAAGATTGATTTTAATGGTCTGATCACTTATTTTTGTGATAGGACGTTTGGTGATGCAGGTTCGGAGTATGAGTTTGATGGTCAGATTTACGAGCCACTTGTTTTGTCTTGGGGTGATATTGATTTTGGAGAAGTAGGACAGCTTAAAGATATTGGTACTCCTTCTGACTTCTCCTTTAGGGTTGACAATACGGTGCCAATTGCTGGCTTTAGTTCGTTCACTTCTATATTTAGTATTTATCCTCCCATCTTTGGAACTGTTACAGTATATGAATTTTATGAGGGTGGTTCTGCGGCAGGTGATTTGATCACTCGTTTTAAAGGGACGATAGAAGATATTGACATGGAGTTGGAATACGTCAATGTTAATTGTACCAGCATTGAAGTCTCCTTAATTCATAAATTTCCTGTTACCATATGTGATGAAGATACATACCCTGGTGCTGACCCAGATGATTGGGGGAAGATGCTCCCTATCGCCTATGGTAGCTGTAAACGTGTTCCTTTCCTTAGTATCGATGCAGGGGCAATGAGTACGTTGACGGAGGATATGGGTGATGGTGCTTTGAGTGAATTTGAGGGGTCTGATATTACCAAGTTTCCTCAAGGTGGAGGAACTATACAAATAGACCTTGAAGAGTTTACCTACTCCTATATTGATGGTAATACATTTAAAGGAGTAGCAAGAGCGCAAAATGGTACAACTGCGGTGGAGCATAGTGCAGGAGCAACAATAGCAGAGATACAAAGTGAATACCATTATATAATAGGTAATGCGGTGAAGTCAATCGATGCGGTGTATGTGGTGAACAGGAGTAGTGATGAAAACCTCCTCCAACCAGCCTCTTTGTATACTGCATATACTGGACAGACTGGTGATGAACATGCAAGCTACCCTGGTAAAGCGGTGATTATCTTCAATACGCTTCCAATCATTGGTATGCAAATTAATATTGAAGCTGTTGATACAA